GCGTTGGTCTCCTTTAGGTATGGTAATGTGATCTTGAGTGAAGGAATTACACTTACTGGCCAACGTATTATTCAAGAGTCTGCTTTGTTTGCAAACACTCATATGAATAAAGTAATGAGAGGAGAGGTTGATTTGGCTTTATAAATTCTTTTTCATACAAATTTAGTATGAAAAACTTTAGACAACTTACTCTTAAAGAAGCAAACCAATTCTACACCAAAGAAGAAGACAAAATGGATTCACCTTTGATTGGTTACACAATGGAAAAAGATATAGATGGTTGGGATAAAATAACCTACTATACAAACCGCCGTAAAACTTCCCAATTTAAAGGAGAAGGCCGATACTACGTGTATATATTGGAAAATGAAAGTATTCCAGGACAATATAAAATTGGATACACAGGGAAAACCCCCGAACAAAGAGCCAAAGATTTGTCTAGGTCTACGGGTGTTCCTACCCCATTCAAAGTTGTGTATGCCTTTAAGTGCCACGATGGAGAAAGAGCCGAATACGAGGTCCACAAAGAACTAGCAGAATACAGAGTAAACAGTGAGAGAGAATTCTTCAATTGTACATTAAGTGAAGCAACCCAAGTAATTGAAAAAATTATAAAGAGATATAATGAACAACCTTGAATCTATACCTGAATTTATATGTAGACCAGAGGACAAAAACCTTTGCACTTACTCAGATACTGACTCAATTTATCTCCATGCTCACCCTCTACTCAAACATCTTTATCCTAACTTTGATGAGTTAAGTGAGGATGAACAAGACGATTTGCTTGAAAAAATAGCTCTCAAATACCAGGACCTTATCACAGAATACTATGATACACTAGCTAGAGAAGCCTTCAATGTAAACACTCACTGTTTAGAAATGAAAACAGAGTGTACAATTAGGAGTGGTTTCTTTTCTGGTAAACGAAGATATGCTCAATACATTACAAAGAAAGAAGGAATCAAAGTAGAGGATATTGATGTAAAGGGTCTTGACTTTATGAAGTCGAATTTCCCCCCTCTATTTAAAAAATTCTTCAACGAAATTCTAAATGACATTCTGTTTGGGGCAACAAGAGAGGAAATCGACAAAAAAATCCTAGACTTCAAAACCAACCTAAGCACTCTCCCAATTGAGCTTTTAGCCAAACCAACAGGAGTAAAAAACATGAGCCAATATATATCAAGTGGCCCAACAGCGGATGCTATATTTTCTACATTCGAGAATAAAGCACCTGTGAATGTTAAGGCAGCGGCTCGCTATAATGACTTGCTCAAGTTTAAAAAACTAGACAAAAAACACTCACAAATTGTAACTGGAGATAAAATTAAATGGGTTTATCTAAAAGACAATCCATACAAAATAGATACTATTGGTTTTCTTCCATTTGATTTACCTGTAGAGATAGAAAAATTTATTGAAAAATACGTTGATAGGGATAAAGCATTTGATTCTATCCTTAGAAACAAGCTAGAAAAATTTTATGAAGATCTTAATTGGGGGAATTTGTCACTAAATACCCACATTAGTAGTTTCTTTTCTTTTTGAGTGTATGTATTATTGATCTTAGGACAACCAAATTAGTTATTAATGTTTAACCGCTGACTCAAGAGCAGCACAAATTTAAAATGATATGAGTACATTATTTTTAGAGCGAAATTTCGCACCATTTGATCTATTGTTTAAAGACTTTTTCAAGTCTGATCTAGCATTCCAACCGGCTATTGAAGCCAAAATCTCACACCCTGTAGACATTTACGAAAACAAAAACGGACTCCACTTTGAGGTTGCCTGTACAGGTCTTGCTAAAAAAGATATCGAACTTAGTATTGAGGGGGATGTTTTAAGAGTATCCCACAACAAACCTCAAGATGAATTTTGTTGTGAAGTAGATGACTGCAATTACATTCATAGAGGAATTGCAAGACGTTCATTCAATTTAGGCTATAAAATTGCCCCTAAATTCAATTTAAGCCAAGCAACAGCAGAAATGGAGAATGGTCTTCTTAAAATTTCTGTTCCTTTTGCTGAAGAAGCAAAACCAAAAACCCTAAAAATTAAATAAAGGAAATTTGGTTTCCTAAGATCTTTTAATTATATTAACATTATGTTAAATAAAACGGTTTTATTGAATGCTATCTCCAAATACCACCTTGCTGGTGCTATTGAGAGGGTAAAGTGGAATGTTGAAGATAATACTTTAAAGGTTAATTTTATCAACGATTCACAAAACTTGGTTGGAGAGATTGAATGTAGAGGGATTATAGTAAAAGATGGTACTTATGGTATATTTGATACTAATGGTCTCATAAAAATGGTTTCTGTTTTAGATCAAGAGATCCTAATTGATGTAGTAAAAGAGGGAACCACCCCTTCAAAACTCATCATTGCAGATACTCATGTTGACCTAAAATACAATCTAGCCGACCCACAAGTTATTCCAAAAACACCAACCATTACGGGTATGGGGGATAAAGCATTTACGTTTGAATTAACACCCGAATTTATTTCAAAATTTATTAGAGCTAAGGATGCGTTGGGGGAGGATGTGTTTTTTATATCCACCCAAGATGGTTTTGCAAACAAAGAGGTTATAATTTCAGTTGGTAAAAAGTCTTCGAATACAGTCACATTCCGCCAAGACATATCTATATCTGAGGATATATCAACACCTATTCCCTTCAACGCAGACTTATTTAAAGAGATATTGAGAGCAAACAGAAATTCTCCCATAGGTAAAGTATCTCTAAACCCAAAAGGACTATTGATTGTTGAGTTTGAAGCAGACGAGACAACCTCCAAATATTATTTAGTTAGAAACCAAAATTCAAATTAACATGGCAAGAGGAAGAACAAAAGGCCAAACAAAAAAGTGTGTGTACATTGAAGATCCCCTATTTGGTGATTACAAAATCCAAGTAGATGAATCATGCTACATTCCAATGAAAAAAGAAGACAATAAAGCTTTAGGGTACCATTCACATTTAGGAAATGCAATTAAATTTATTACCAAACAAAATTTGGTTTCTCAAGAGAATGTTTATACCCTTAAAGAATATATTGAACAATACGAAGAAACATTTAATAAATTAACCCAAAAATTCAATATCTAATATGGAAAAATCACCTATTACACCTTTAGGAGACAAAGTTGTGATTCGTCCTATTGAAGACGAAGAAGAAACTTATGGTAACATTATTATCCCCGACATGGGTAAAGAACGCCCCGAAATTGGAACAGTCATTGCTGTGGGGCCTGGCCGAATTAATGCAAATGGAGTTTTGATCCCAAACAAAATTGAAGAGGGGCAAGTTGTGTTGGTTCCCAAATTTGGCGCTCAAGTAGTTACTGTTGAAAGAGAAACTCTTATTGTTGCAAGTGAAAATGATGTGTTAGGAATTTTAAATAAATAAAAAATGAGTAAAGTTATTAATTTTGGAGATGAAGCAAGAAAAAAACTCCAAAACGGAGTCAACCAACTTGCAAACGCTGTTGTATCAACTCTAGGACCTAACGGCCGAAACGTTGTAATTGCTCAAAGTATGGCTAACCCACAATCAACCAAAGATGGGGTAACTGTAGCTAAATCAATTGACTTAGAGGATCCCATTGAAAACATGGGTGCTCAAATGGTAAAACAAGCTGCCATCAAAACAGCAGATCAAGCTGGGGACGGCACAACTACCTCCACTCTTTTGGCTCGTGAAATCTATAACACAGGATTGATGTATAGCGATAAAGGCCACAATGTTGTAGAAATCAAAAGAGGAATCGACAAAGCAGTAAAATTAGTTGTATCTGAACTTAAAAATGCTTCAGAAGATATCTCAAATGAGAGTCAACTTGAGCAAGTAGCAACCATATCTGCAAATAATGACTCTGAAGTGGGTAAATTAATTGCAACTGCATTTGATAAAGTTGGGCGTGAAGGGGTTATCACAGTTGAGGAAAGCAAAACCCACGAAACAACTCTAGAAGTGGTTGAGGGTATGCAGTTTGATCGTGGTTATAAATCACCTTACTTTGTTACCGACAACAATACAATGACTGCCCAACTTGATGACCCATACATTCTTCTTTACGATGGAAAAATCAATGCTGTAAAGGATTTGCTTCCTTTGCTCGAAGGAGTAAGCCAACAAAACAAGTCACTCTTGATTGTTGCTGAGGATATTGACGGTGAAGCACTTGCCGCAATGATTGTAAACAAAATGAGAGGTATTCTTAAGTGTTGTGCTGTTAAAGCACCTGACTTTGGGGATCGCCGTACAATGATTTTGGAAGATATGGCTGCTATAACAGGTGGTACTGTTATTTCCAAGCAAAAAGGTATGCGTTTGGACAAAATTACAACAGATGTTCTTGGTACGGCCCGTGGTGTTACTGTAACAAAAGAGGAAACCACCATTGTAGATGGAGGTGGCTCAGAGGAAACAATTATTACCCGTCTTGAAGAAATCAAAGCCCAAATCGACAAAACCGACTCAAGTTATGCCCGTGAGCAACTTCAAGCCCGTTTAGCTAAAATGGCTGGTGGTGTTGCAATCATCAATGTTGGAGGTCACACAGAAGCTGAAATGAGAGAGAAAAAAGACCGAGTAGAAGATGCTCTCCATGCAACCAAAGCAGCTATTGAGGAAGGAATCCTTCCAGGTGGTGGGATTGCTCTTCTCCATATTTCAAATACTAAATTAGATGAATTAATCAACAACAATACACTTTCAAGAGACCAACAACGTGGAGTAGAAATTGTAAAGAATTCAATTACTCGCCCATTCATTCAAATCCTTGAAAACGCAGGATACTCAGCCCAACAAATTTATGGTATCCATGCTGCATGTTTAGCTAGAACTAATCGTACTGGATACAACATTAACAAAGGAACTTATGTGGATTTCCTAGAGAAAGGTATTATTGACCCCACAAAAGTAACTAGATGTGCTCTTGAAAATGCTGCTTCTGTTGCTGGAACTATGTTGATCACAGAGTGTACAATTGTTGACAAACCCGAAGAAAAAGGCCAACAAGATGACCTCGCAAACATGATGATGTAAATGGATATTTGGACTGAAAAATATAGACCATCTACTTTAGAAGAATACATTGGCAACGAATCTGTCAAAGAAAAAGTTGCTGAATTTCTTGATAAAGGTTCTATCCAAAACCTATTACTATATGGCTCGGCTGGGGGAGGTAAAACTTCCCTAGCTAAGCTTATAGTAAAAGGCTTAGAAGCTGACTATTTATACATAAACGCATCAGATGAAAGAGGAATCGACACCATCCGAGAAAAAATCATCCCATTTGCCTCAACAATTGGTTTTGGGAGTTCAAAGATTGTTATTCTGGATGAAGCAGATTATCTCACTCCTCAAGCCCAAGCTACACTCAGAAACACTATCGAGAGTTTTAGCAACACTTGTCGTTTTATTTTTACCTGTAATTATTTGGACAGGATCATTGCTCCTTTGCAGTCTAGATGTCTTGCTTTTAGCATTATACCTCCTTCAAAGAGAGAAGTCGCAGCAAAAGTAGTTGATATCTTAAAAAAAGAAAACACAGAGCTTGATAAGGATGCTGTAGGGCAAATCATCCAAACACACTATCCGGATATACGAAAGGTACTAAACACCCTACAAGGTTCAATTAAAAATGGTAAGATCAAGTTGGATTCTACCTCACTTGTAAACACTGACTTTGAACAAAAAATTCTAGATGGGCTAAAAGCAAAAACCACCATTACAAACTTACGCCAAATATTAGCCGACAGTGGTGCACAACAATTTGACTCCCTGTTTAGATTTTTATACGATAATGTAAATGAATTCACAAACAATGTAGGTGTAGCAATTGTAATTATTGCCCAATACCAATACGAATATTCATTTGTAATTGATAAAGAAATATGTGTAGCTGCAATGTTAAATAAATTATTAGAAATATGAGTAAATCAACCAACAAACAAAAAATCAGAGCCCTCCAAGAATGGATGAACTCAAAACACAGAAAAAAACAACCCAACCGTAAAAAACCAAAACCATTCCTATATGACCGAGAACAATTTTAATATAGACATAAATCAAACCACCGAACTCACATGCGAATCGTGTGGCCACAATCACTTTGAACAAGTGTTTATGATAAGGAAATTGAGCCCCCTTCTTTCACCAACAGGTCAACCAGCTTTGATTCCAATTCCAGTATATGCTTGTACAATATGTGGTAACGTTAATTCTGAATTCTTACCAAAAGATCTATGACCCCATTCGACTATCTAAAAATTCTTCACACTAAACAAAAAAATTGGGAAGATTTTAACGATGAGGAGAAAAAAGCCTTCAATGTATTCATTATCAATAAGGCACTAAGTATGAATCCTATGTATCTAGATATTGTCAACACAGTTCAACGATACATAAATGGGGGGTTGGCTCAAAAGGAGGTTTTTAATTTATATAAAAGTATGTTACCAAATAAATTTAAGTTTTTTAAATGGATTAAGGGAGAGAAACCCTCATATAACCAGGATCTCTTACTGATAG